TTGCCCTATACCGTTTGATGACGCAGTATGCTCTGCGACCGAATCTTCATCGGCATTTTGATACAAGCAGTCCCCTACGGGCGGCACTGGCTCACCGCAAGACTTTGTCTGAGGTGGGTGGCCATATGGCGGCGGGTCAATCTGCAGGAGGTTAGGTTAGGAGCGTAGTTGTTGAGAGGTATGAAAGCCTGCGGGGGTCTCAAGCCCCTAGCTGTCCGGCAGCTTTGTATCCGGTGAAAAGACAGACTTCCCGTCTGCAGAAAATAAAGTGGAGTGAAAGAAAATCACATCAATCCGTCGATAGGGGGACGTTAACCCTGAACTCCCTCAGTTGAATATTATGGCTACAACTAAGAGTATAAACGAAAAGAAAAGGCCATACTCGCCACCCCCCGTAAGTAGGGGCGTCCCGTGCGTCGCTCCACCACCCGCGGGTGAATGGATAAAGCGGCGTAGAGGTTCGGGGCCTACATCTGATGAGGCTAGTTTAGCCCTTTTACCGAGAGGTATCCGCCAGCAAGACTGGGTCGGGTCCTCACAGGAGACCTACGGGAGTCCTCGTGAGGCGGAACTATCAGATGGTGAGGATAGTGGGGCCTATCTCAGTGATGAGACTGGCGACGCTATACCTTGGGGCTCGCGAAAGCGCGGGTGGCTTGCATCACACGTCGAGGATATTCATATCGTCGATATGCAGTATTCGGCTGCTATAAGAAAAAAATTGAACGAAACTGAAGTTTTGGAGGAGTACTTAGAACCTTCTGCTGACATTGAGCGCACTGACAAGGCCCTCGAAGCTAACCCGTATGCGGTGCTTCACGACGAGGGTGATGGTGAGTGTTCTCTCAGCGGGCGGCTACGCGCCCGTGCTATTAAGTTAGTAAAATTTTACGAGGAGTTGGGAATGACTCGTTCAGCGAAAGAAGTTCCCCAGCAAATAATATGCGGAGGGTTACGGCCCGCCGTAAGACAATGCTTCGTTGATAGCATGAGCCCTATTGACGAATTGAGTTTCAAAACAATACAAAAGCTCGAGAAGAGCTGTTGTAAGGTTTGTCTGCCTCGCTTCGAACAGAAACTCGACCAGTGGAAAGAGGCTCGGTTCCAACCAGTTGCTGTCGATGTTGAACATTTGGGTCGCTTTAAAAGGGCCCTTAAGGGAAACATTGAAAAGGGATGGGACCGACGGCGTGCCCCCTTTATACCGAATGGAAACGCTACCCGGCGCTTCACTCGGAAACAGGGGGGTAATTGGAATGAGGAAGAATTCAGCGACGAGTGTCGCTACGAGTTGGTGTTTAGTTCTGGAAAACCCAGAGTAGTTACGTTATACTCTGCCCAGAACACTCGCGTTCTCGCTCCACTCCATTACTCATTATATGACATGCTTAAAAGGCGAGGGTGGCTGCTGGTAGGTGAACCGACCGAACAGCACGTTTCAAGCCTCACAGGCGCCGCTTTCTTGAGCTTTGATTACTCTTCCGCAACAGACAATATAAAAAGAGAGTATGTAAAGGCGGCAGTTGAGGTGTTGGAAGAGCAGGCGGACCATCTTTGTGACGAGGAGATCGCGGCACTCCGGGTGCTATCGAATCTGATCATTGATGGGAGAGAGACATTTTCGGGACAACCGATGGGTTCCGTTATGTCTTTTCCACTCTTGTGCGTGATCAACAAGACCGTAGTTGACATGTCACTATCCGCTATGCTTGACAGGAAGGAGATTAGTTTTAAAGAATGGTCAAGTCATCCCCTATTGGTTAATGGAGATGACTTGTTAACCCGCGAAGTACGGGCTACCACTGATCTCCGAGGCGAAGTGGTAAGACAAGGGAGTGAGGTAGGGCTCGTCGTTAATCAAGAGAAGACCATGGTCTCTGAACGCGACGGAGAAATTAATTCTACCTACTTCCAAGATTGCCACAAGCTACGGAAATTTAATGCGTCGTCCTTGTGGATGGATGCTGGTGTTGAAGACGTGCTGGGCTTCGCGGCCCAGGCCACGCCTGATGGAAAGACGTTTCGGAAGGTTGTCAGACGTAATTTACGAACTCTTGCTAAACAGCAGGATAAGCATCTTACGGAGATACCACTGTCTTTGGTAGCCGTTTGTCGGAAAGACAAGAAAATACGAGCGGCTATCACCAGTTTGCCTAGGAATGTTGCACCGATAAAAAGTGGAGTGATTAGTATGGATCTTCGTCCGGAAAATTACGAAATGAGTAGAGATGAGGAACATGAGGCAATGCGAAAGGAGATTGAGCGTGTAAGGGAGCGGGG